GTCACGATCTCGCCGAACACCTCCATCAATTCCGCATGACGGGCATTGCCAACAAGTATGCGGTTGCGGTCAGCCCAGGTCATTGCCATATCTAGCACTCGCCCGCGCGCGCGAAGCGCCTTTTTAGCGGTGCTGACCGGTTGGGAGCAAAGAAAGCAGACAAGCACAGCGTCCTGGAAGATGCCGTTATAGGTGCCGCGATCTTGGAACTCTTCAAGCGCATCCTGGCCCATGTTGAAAAATTCCATACCCATGGCTTGAGCGGCAATTTGGCGAGGCGTGTTGAATGCCCCCATTGATACCGGTCCACCATCGCGCCCTCCGAAAGACAGCTCTCGCACGCCTTCCGCAGACTCTACAAAAGCCCGGTCTTTCCGCGATAGTTGGGCCGGCGGCTCCTCATCCAGTTCCTCTAGTTGCAAGTCGTCTATGTCCATCTCTTGAGCAGTTCTTTAAATTTCGGTCCTTTCGGAATGACCAAGGGCGGCAGGTTATCCCGCTGGATCTTGATTGCGGCCGGAGCCTCCTGCCACAGATTACGCAATTCCAACATATTGGCGACGAATGCCTTGACCCAACCGCACATTGCTGGTTTCCAGTGCTGCGCCAACAACCGGCAGGCAGCCTCCCTGGACTTCTGATCCCTGGCGTTGTCAATCATCTTTGCAAACCCGTCGAGGACTTCGAGCGCTTGCCGCTCTTCATTGTGCAAATTGTGCGGATCGGAGACATAGACGCGGCTCAATCCGTATCTCCGCATATAGACTAGCGCGGAATGTTGGTAGACATCATCGAAGGCGGTGACCACTTCGCAGTGCGACTGGTTGTCTGCAATTGTCAGGATGCGACCAGGGAATGCCTTTGCTGACTCTAGCGGGCCGTCATGGTTTCGCCAAATTGCTGCAATTTCCTGGATCGGAATACCCCGCGAATGCGTTGCCAGGAAATACCGGACATCGCCGGGTTGCCCCGGCTCGAATGTCCGATCAATGCTGTAGACGTTGGAAACGCACGGAGTGTTATCCGCCAACTCGAAACCCAGCGTGAGAGCCGCTGCGATAAACTGCGTCCGCTCGTCCGTATCGGTGCCCGTAGTAGTATATCCAACCCGCATACTACCGCAGAATACCCACCGTTAAGCGACGGTCAAGCCTTCAATTCTCGTGAGCGTCAAAGACGCAGAAATAAAGGACTCCCGGTCCTGATCAATCGTGATGTCATCAAGCAATTGATCGCCGGTGGTCAGGCCGTATCCGTCGATTTCGTTACCGATCGTCATTGCGGTGCCGAAGGCTGCCGAGCAGACCGAATCAGTAGCGGTATTGACCTCGCCGGAAATAGTCACAGTAGACGATGCGTCATAGTCATAGGCAAAGCCGGTGCGCCCGCCGTGGCGGTCCATGATGTATTCCTTGGGATTGTTGAAAACCTCGGAATGACTCTGGATATTGATACCGGATTGCGCGTTCTCGACTCCACGAATGATGGAGCCGCCCTGGACATAAGATGGTGTTGGCATGATGTGGTTATGCTGAATCGTTGATTTCCTGAGTCTGACACCACAGCGTGAAACTGTAAGTGTAGACGGCATCCAGCCCACTGCCCGTTTTTGATCCCGATGAAATATCTACCGCATTGCCACTTGGCACAACGAAAGAACCGCTACCCTCTGTCGCTAGACTCGACGCCAGGTCATAGGACCCAGAAAAAATGTCTTCCAACGCATCAATGACGGTGTGATCCTGCGGGCCTTGCGCGGTCACTGTCACAGCTACCGGAAAAATACCGGTGCCGGGCGGATCCTCTGCCTGCCGGTCTGCCTTTACTGCAATACAGTTTTTACCAGCCTCTTCCGTCTCACCGAATGTTACGACCTGCTCCTCGGCAAGTGATGCCACTATGAGAGCCTCCACGGCCGTTTCTACGCGCTTTCCCAGGTCGTTAGCCATACTACGGCGTGATTAGGGTTAAACGCTGGCAGACGGCCCCCTCGCGCGCTATAGAAGCAATCCGGTAGTCTACCGAATCCATAGAGACAACAGTTGTCCGGGTGACGCTGGGAAGGTCGGCCGTCTTGACGGTGATTTCGGTTTCGCCGTCTGCCCGGGTCATGCCGGAACTATCCAGCGCGATCTCTTCTCCGAAGGATTGCGGACGAATCGCCTTCACGTTGCCGGTATTACCGATGGTCACCAGGATTCCGGCTAGTTTGTACGCCTCGTCAAAGGCTTGCTCGTGATCGTTTGTAACGTTGTTGGCCATTTAGCAAAACCGGGGGACAGGGATTGCCTGCCCCCCGGCCGGGTGGGGATCGCTGCGGAGCAGTGCGGGATGGAAATTAGTCAGGGGAATGTTGCGACATTTTCTTTGGGCGACCTCGCTTTTTCGGCGCGGTAACTTTCGGCACCTGCTGTTCTTTAAAGATTTCACAGCCGCCGGCAAGAAGCCCGCTCTGATCGTTCGGGTTGGTCACCTCAAGGACCGTGCCTTTGCACTGAGGCTCACCACGGTAGTTAATGCCGTCTCGTGGAAAGTAAATCTTCATTATGGGGCAGCGTGGGTAGAAAGTTCTGGCGTGTCGAATTCTCGCGAGCCTCCCATGATATACCCTGGTTACCTGAGCAACCCGGCCCCCGGAGGGGCCAGGCTAACCCAGACATGAACAGTTTTATGCGTGGTCGGTTCCGTCGTTGCCGATCACGAACGCGGTAGGCTGGAGAAGCCCGACATCAGCGAATGCGTTAGCCGCAATCTCGACATAGCCGGAATTCTTCTTGCTGTAAGGATCGACGATCACCTCAATTCCGCCCCAGAAAGCAACGGCAGCCTCGGAAAAGTCACCGAGAATCACCTTCGGATTGGTGACGTCAACGTGAGTATAGAACGGGAATCCGAGCGCGTATTGGAGTCCGCCCGGATTGCCCTCAAGGCAAAAAATCGCTTGTCCCGACTCCTTAGGCTCTTTCATCCAGTCGGCGGCAACGGCCTCATCGGCAAGCCAGCGGACGTTCGCCATCGCAACGCTGTTATCGCGAAGGTCTTTCCACTGATCCACGATGTTGACATAGCAGGAGCTGCCAGTAACCCAGGTATACGAATCGGTGCCGCTCGCGCTGAGAACGCCGGCGGGTTGATCGGACGAGCCGGACCCGGTAATGGCGCCGCGATCAATTGCACGTCCCAACGCTTGAGCGATGCGACGATTCACAAAAGCCTCAATGTCCTCATTGGACTGAAGGAGAAGCTGCTTGGAAACACCGGTCATGGCGCCGACCCGCTTGGGTGACATACTCAGATTGGTCGCGAACGTCATGTCCGCAGGGCTGATGGTGTCAGTTTCCGCGTCCCAGGTGCCGGAAAGGTCAGCAGTCAGACGGGGGAACGAGAGGTTGCCGGTCGCATCGCGGAACGTGGTCACGCCAAGGGCATCCATGAGCGAGTAATCATAGAGCACCTGATCAAGCAAGGGCCGGGGCTCGTCGAACACCGTGTTACCACCGGCGGTGCCAGTCGTCACAGTGTGCGTAGCTTTCGGCTCGCCGTGGGTCAGGTTGGCCGGCAGAAGGAATCCTTCCGGAGCCTTTCCGGTCGCCGACATGAACCGCGAGGAAAGCTCGTCTTGAACTTCGCGCTCAACTCCGGTCAGGCCGCGTCCCTCAAGGGTTTCGCGCATTGCCTTTGCAACCGAAAACTGCTTCACGTCCTTGTCATCGATGAACGCAGAATCATTGCTGCCGCCGTCAACCTTGAGGTTGTTGAACTTTTCCGGATTGAAGTTGTCAGTCACTTCCTTACGGAAATCGTTGACATCCTTGCCGCCGTCAATGGCGTCGTTGATTTCTTTTTCAGCGACCCGGAAGCGCTGACCGATTGCGCTGATTTCAGCGATCCGGGCGCGTTCCTGGTCTCGTACTTCCTTCACGTTGATCGCCGGAGCTTCCGGCTTGTCTTTGTTGGAATCCATGGGGATGAGATCAGGTTGGTTGTTGTTGATTGGTTTTGCCTTTGCGGCAATCTGGAAATTCTTGGGGCGGCTGCTTGGTAGGTTCCAATCGGAGCAGGCTGCCATTGCGACGCCCTCGGTCACCTCATCGGCAAAACCGAATGCTTCCGATTCTTCAGCGGAAAGGAAACTCTCTTTCTTCAGCATGTCGCGGATCTCGCTTTCTTCCAGGCCAGTCCGCTTGACATAGGCAGCCACAATCCCTTTTTCGATCTTGGCAAGCTGCTCTGAGTAGTTAGCCATTTCTTCAGCAGTGCCCTGAATAGCGGCATAAGGGTAATGAATCATCTGCCAGGAGTTTTCCGGCATGACCCGGTGATTCGCTGCAAGCAGAATAACACTTGCCATACTACCGGCATAGCCCTCGACCTTGGCGGTGACATCTCGTTTATGCTCAAGGAGTCGGTTGTAAATAGCCCAGCCGTCGAGGACAGAACCGCCTGGCGAGTGAATGGATAGATGTAGTCGCCGATCTCCGATGGCATCCAGGTCTCGCATGAACTGATTTGCCGAGATGCCAAAGCCGCCAATCTCGTCATGGATCGAGATTGTCGCAAGATCGTCCTCGTTGGCCTGAATGCTATACCAAGACATTGACGTAATTAACTAGTAATTATCAATCCCTGCAAACTAAGAGTTTTCGGCTTCTTGCTCCTGCCCCATCGTGTCCGTCACGTCTGGCATATCAAGAAAAAGATCCAGCTCCATTTGTTCGGCAAGCTGCCTGTCTTCTTGCGCCTCTTTGAGAATCTGTTCCAGGTCCTCGCCGCGACTCCGGGCAATCCGCTGGTGACTAGTCAGGCGGTTTTTCAGTCGGCGTTCTTCGGCTTTGCTGTCCTTGTCCGGGTCAACCCAATCCCAGCGGCGACCCTGGAACTGCGGATGGCACAACCTGTCTAGGTCAGTCATTGAGTAGGGCAAAGTGCCAACCATGATGGACCATTCCAGCCACGCGCGGAAAACCGGCAGCTTAAATTCGTCGATATACCAACGCTGGATCATTCGCCACATTTCCCGCTCTGCCAGAACGCCTTGGCGAATACTGCTATAGTTGACGCCTTCGAGGTCTTGCCCGAGAAGGTTGTAGTTGGTGACGATGCCGGCAGCGACGCCGCGCAACATGCCCTTACGGAAATCCGGGTAATTGGCGTTCGGGTGGGATGGGTCGATCAGGTTTGCGGTAACACCCGGCGGTAACTTCTCGAAACTGCCCGGGCTTCCGTCCATCTTTACGTTGCCGTATTCGTCAGTTCCTTCACCGGTATAGCCGCCGGCCGGGCTGCTTGGATCCGTTTCGAAAAACCCTAGCTTGCTGGCATGGGCGCGGGCCGCGATCAACTCCGCTTCTTCGTACCCGTGCAACTGGCGAAGACGAGCAATCACCGGAGTCAACCAAGGCTTCCCCTGGGTCTGTCCGAATTCTTCACGCAGAAACGGGTGGACGATCTCTTCGGCCCCGTACCGGTCCCGCTTACCCTCGCGGTAGCCGTGCCTAGTGTTGGGCCGGTTGCGTAGCAGGTGATAACCGGCAACCCGGCCAAACTCGTCTTTCTCAACCGACATTGACACGCCGATGCGGTTGTCATGGTAGTCCGGGTCGAGGTGATCAATCGGGATTCCCTGCAACCCGAAGCGTTGGGAATTGCCGGAAAAACCCCTGACAATTCGCGTCAAAGCTCCCCCGGAGGTAATGATCTGGGCCAGGTTCAGGCAGTCGAAAGCGTGTTCCGACAACTGCCCGGTTACGTCATATTGCCCGGCTTCGCAAAACGCCCGCCAGGCTTCCTCGATCGTGCGGGATGCGGTCTTGTCGATCCCGTTGCGCTTGTTCTTGCAACGCATCTTAAGACGGAAACCACCATCGCCGATCACGTTGCATTGTGTCTGCTTGACCCAGTTGGCCGCATAACCGTCATTCTGGACCAGCCATCGCGACCGGCTGCGGAGCCGGCAAAGGTCATGCTCTAGCAGGCAATCAAGGGAGGCGTCCCGGGTAATCCAGTCTGACGTAAACCGATCAATCCGGGCACCGGTAAAAAACGAGGACTTCGGTTGCTCTTTCCGGTCTTCGAGAAACACAATCTCGCCTTTGTCGTTTAAAGCGGTCCTCATCAGAAATGCAAGTGGACCGTGTTACCGCTACCCTGATCGGGATTTGCAAGCGCCTTTTTGGCGTTCCTCTCGAAATGCACCCTTTGCCGGTATTCGCTAAGAAGCCCGTTAGCCTCTGTTAGAGGAATCTTGTTAATCGGAACACCGCCGATTGTGTGGCTTTCCAACCCTTCCGGCAGGCGCCCTTCAAGGTGTTGCTCCAATAGCTCAACGATCCGCTCGTTGAAAGTTTTTGGTTCCGTCAGTCCGGGATTCGGCAAAAACTGGCAGAGTCCCGCAGATTCAGTTTCTCGGCCCCAACTATAGGTCACAAGCCGGGTGATCGTGTATTCTCCTGACGGGAGAGGAGCGGTTGTTGCTCCAGCGAGGGCGAAAAGGTAATGCGTCGATTGATCCGACCCGGCCACGGTGAAGGCAATCGACGTGTCATCGATCGACCGGAAAACCACGGTGTATCCCGTCACATCTCCGATACTGTCAGGCGTGTCCGTCCACTGATAGGTGTCGCCGCAATGTAGCTTGGTCGGCGGGCTGGAATGTGTCGTAATGGGCATTGTTCGGACGAAAACGGCGGATTATGCTCCGAATACGGGCAATTTGCCTTGCAATAGCCGTTATCGCAAACCTATAAGTAAGAGGGTTGGAAAAGACAGAATCACAGATTGCTTTTGCACGGGCATTGGAGCAAAGCGCTAGCGCGATCCTTCGGCATCGTCCCAAGGTGCCGTTTGTCGAGTGGGCGGAAAGCAACATCCAGAACCCGGACGGGTC